TCAATTCCATACATTTTAAGCCCATTCTTGTTTAATTCTGCTATTAAGGTATTAGTCTCATCATATACTTCTAATTGTCCATTCTGGTTAAGATTTGAGCCTAATTTTAATGTGCCACCTTTTATTAAGTCTGCAGTTAAGTTTATTACATTGATTTGCTCCATATTTAATACATTGTCTATTGTCCATGCACTATTGAATGTTCCATTGATTCCAGTATTACTAAATCCTATACCACCATTATTTATCATAATTACATTTGTAGCAGTTTCTTTAGGTAGTCTATCTACTATTAGGATTTTATCTCCATCATAAATTACATAAGAATCACTTAAAGCCTCCCATATTTGAGAAGTAGCCTGTTCTAATTCATTGCTTAATGTTACTTGAATATTGTTTGTACTATCTTGTATAGCAGTTTCTACTCTTGTCTCTATACTTGAAACTAATCCAGATAATGTTGGAGTAAAGTTTCCAAATTCTAATTGAGTATATTTTTCTAAGATACAATCATAATCAAATGAAATTATATTAGTCATTAGGTTTATTCCTAGATTTTCATCTATTACTTCTACTGTATCTCCTATATCAGATACTTTTTCTACGTTAGCACTTAAAGTATAGTTTACTGATGGAGTTGAATGCTCTGCTAAATACTCATTTGCTTGGTCTGTTAGATTATCTATTAATGCTTGTTTATATGCTTCTTCATCTGTTTCTCCAGTTTCTTCATTTTTATAATCATCTTCATCTATATCTTGTTCAAATGATATTGTCTTTGTAAATGGTATTGAATATTGTCTACCACTCTCTATATAAACACTTGCATCTGGATCTAATGAATTTAAAAGTATTCCATCTTTTCCTACTGGCATTAATTTAGTTGCAACATCATCCCAATCATAACTAGCAGTTATTTCTTTTAGGTTTTTGGCATATCTTATAGTTACTCCATTATCTTGCCCTATTTCATTATAAATACCTATGCTCCATTTATCTCTTACTAAATGTCCTCCCCATCTCTCTAGTACTGTTTGAATAGCCTCATATAGACTTTTTCTAACACATCTAAAACTTGCTATATTAGTAACATCAGAAATAGTTGTAAATGGACTTAAATCACTTGTAGCACTATTCAAATGGTCTAATGCATCATTACAATCTTTATCTACTACATAACTATCTTCTATTAAGTAATTTAAACTATCATAAAAAACGTGATTTGCTTTTATTTTTATTTTACTTCTAGTCTTTTCTATATTAGTTATTCTAAAAGGTTGGTCTCCTTGAGGAGTATTCGCTACTAGGATATTTCCAGATACTAAGTAATCTACATAAATTAAAGGAGCTTCTATATCTAAATAGAATGCTCCATTATCTTCTTTGTGAACTACTGCTTTTGTACATTGTATTATTTTATCTCCATTACTTGAGTAAGTCTTATCAGTAGGCATAAATGTTTTTATCATCTATAACCACCTACTTACATAATTAATACTTGCACTTGTTATAGTTCCACTTAATTCTATTGTATTGCTACCAGATAGCAATTTAAAGTCATCATAATCTCCAGTAACAAGTCTATTTAATAAAGCACTTGTATTTGGATTATATGCTTCTAATTCACTTGTATCTATTACTATGTCATTAGTCTCTGATAAATCTATACTAAAGATTTGATTACCATTTAATAATACACTTATTGTATCAGTTCCACTTATAGTTAATATTGGTTTTGAATAGATATTACCTTTATTTAAAACTGTATTACTTCCACTACTTAATGTTGTAGGAGTTTCATTTAATTCATACTTGAATGGTTGAACGTGAATCACTACATTAGCAGTTCTAAACTTTATTAGTTTTTCATAGTCTATTTGATTTATTATTTTAAAGTAATAATACTTATCTTCTTCTGTAGAAAAGACTATTGTACCTTCTTGATTAAAATAACTTATGATCTGATTTATATCATAATTTCCAAATAATCCTATCTCTAGTTCTTTATCATATGCACTATAACCTAAGTTAGTTATTATATCTCCATCTCTACCATCTATTTCTTCTCTTTGAGTTCTCATTAATGGTTTTGATATTGGAGGCATTTCTTTAATTGCTAATCCATTTATTGTTAATGAATTAACTCCATTTATAATTACATAATTTCTCATATTACACCTCCTAAGAATAAATCTCGTTAGTTACTGTCTTAGTAACAAATTTTCCCATCTTGTCATCATCCATTACTACATCCATATCTTCTAGAGCTTCTTTTACTGCTTTTGCCATTAATCTATAGTTGTTTTCTATTGTTACATTAGGATTGATAGTAGGATTTATACTTGATTGTATTCCTGCATTTAATCCACTCATAGCACTATTTACATCTCCTACTAGTGAATTAATACCTAATGCATTAGTCATCTCTTTTGATAGATTAGAAGTAGCATCAGTTACTAAATAAGAGTATCTATTAATTCCACTTGCTAATCCCTTCATAAAGTCAGGCATCCAAGTTTCATACTCTCTTAATGGTCCTTCATCTGGTCTAGAGAAGTGTAATAGACTTTTAATTTTATCTGCAACTCCCTTAACTGCATCTCCTACAGCACTTATCTTTCTTTTGATTCCATCTTTGAATCCTTCTATCATATCTTTTCCCCAAGTTAATGCTTTACTACCTAATCCAGATAATACACTTTTAACTCTATCAACTATCTTTCCAGCTGCATCTCTTACACTTGATAACTTGTTTCCTATACCTTTTATCAATCCGGCAATTAACTGTCCTGCAGCAGTTAGCATCTTTGGAACTCCATCAATAATACCTTTTCCAATAGCAATTGGTAGCTTTAAAACATAACCTAGCAATGTAGGTATATAAACAATTAACCCTTTACCTAAAGCAATTATTAGTTGTAAAGCTGCTTTTATTAGCATTGGTAGATTTTCAATTAATACTGATACTATCTTAGTTACTATTTGAGGTACATATTGAGAAAGTTGTGGCATTGCATCAGTAAATCCTTGAATTAATGCTAATATGATTTGAATTGCTGCTTCTATAAGCATTGGTAAATTATCTATTAATACATCACATATTGTCTTAACACATTCTACAATTTGAGGTATTAAAGTAGGTATTGCATCTGCTATTCCTAATGCTAATGCAACTATAAGTTGTAATCCTAATTCTATAATTGTAGGTAGATTAGTTGTTACAAATGTAACTATTGTATTTATAATTTGAGTTATTGCATTTCTTATTCCATCCATATTAGATGTAACCATTTGCAATACTGCATTTATCATATTTGTTATAGCAGTCAAAAGCTGTGGAATCATAGTTAATAGCAATTGAGCTACTTGAGGCAACAAAGTTTGAATTAAAGTAACTACACCTTGCAATATACTAGGTGCTAACTTGATTATTGCTTGTCCTATATTTGTGAATACATTAGTAACTGTTTCAGCTAATGCTTCTGGACTACCACTTCCATTTAGGAAATTGTCAAATGCTGCTTTCATAGAATTAACTGATCCAGATATTGTTTTTTCTGCTTCTTGAGCTGTAGTTCCAGTTACTCCCATTTCTTCTTGAATTACATGGATTGCTTCATATACATCATTTAAGTTTTTAATATCATATTTTTTTCCAGTTAATTTTTCAGCATCAGAAAGTAATCTTTCCATTTCTGATTTAGTTCCACCATAACCTAGTTTTAAGTTATCTAACATTGTATAGTTTTGTTTTGCAAATCCTTGATAGGCATTTTGAATACTACCCATATCAGTACCAAACTTATTAGCATTATCTGACATATCTCTAAATGCCATATCAGCTACATCTGCTGCTTTTGCAGTATCTCCACCTAATGATTGTAACAATGATGCACTAAATGAAGTTACTCCAGCCATATATTCATTAGCACTTACTCCAGCAGTTTTATAGGCATTCTGAGCATTCTTTACTACTTTATCTGCACTTTTACCAAATAGAGTTTCTACTCCACCTAGATTTTGCTCTAAGTCTGCATATGACTTAACTCCAGCAGTTACTAATCCTGCTAATGCTCCACCTATTGCAGCAGTTACTTTAGCCATCTTCTTTGCTACATCTACTGCTACTTCTCCAACTTTCTTTAGAGTTTCTTTTAGTTTAGTAAAATCCATCTTACCAGAATTAGCAAGTTCTCTATTCATTCCTTTTAGAGCATTTTCTCCTTTTGCTATTTCTACTGATAATGCTCTATATTGTTCTTTTTGCTCTTCTGTTAGAGAATTGTAATCTCCCATTTGTCTTTGAGCTTCTTTTAATGTGTTTAATCTCTCAGTAGTGGCTGCTATATTCTTTCTTAAGACATCTTGTTTTTGTGCTAATAATTCAGTATTCTTTGGATCTAGTTTTAATGCTTGATTAAGATTTCTTAATTCAGTATTTGTTGAATATACTATCTTATTAACACCTTTTAGGGCTTCTTCTAATTTAGTGGTATTCCCACCTATCTCGATTGTTATTCCCTTTATGTTCTTAGCCATATTATTCTCCTTTCTTATAAATACCAAAAAAACTACTCAATTAAGAGTAGTCTTTGTGCTACTCATAAGAGTAGATTATTATTGAGCTTCATATACTTCTGTAAAGAATCCATTGTATTCTGCTTCGTTTGTTGCTGATTTTTCCATGAATACTCTAATTGCTCCATCTGATAATCTTGCAGTTGCAGTAATATCTAATGTATCAGTTACTGGCTCTTTTGAGTTTTCTATAGTTTGTGAACTAGTTGATGGTCTAGCAGCACTTACATTGTATAACCAATATTTTCTATCTGCTTGGTCTCCATTGATTTGGAATCCTAAAGCAAAATCACTAATTGTATTATCTTTATTTTCAATTAATGCTCCTTTAGTATCAGTTGTTTCTCCTAGAATTGTAGTTCTAAACTCATCATTGATTAAAGCAATTTCTAAACTTCCAGAATAACCTTGATTAGCACTTGCAGTAAAATATTTAGTATTATCTGCAAAGAAATCAGCAGCTTCTCCTTCTGGATCTAATGTTAGATTTACTGCTCCCGGTAATGCAAATGGAGTTCCATAAGTAATAGTTCCATTTTCTCCATATGTAATTTTTGCAATATGTACATTTGATAATCCAAATTTAACTTTATTTGCCATAATTTACCTCCTTAAAATATTTCAAATAAAAAAGTACTTTTCAGTACTAGATTTCATAAAAGTTATGATATATTCTTTCATCTTCATCCCATATTTCTGATTCAACATCATATGGGATATTATTATTTGTTAATAATTCCTCAATAGTTTTTTCTAATGCAACATCTTTCTTTTCTGTTACTAATTCAATTTCAAACTCATATGGTCTATAGTATGTTATTCCATCAGCTTTAAATGTATCTGGACTTATTTCTCTATATGCTATAAATGGAGGAGTTACATTTTTATTTGAATCAAAATGGTCATATGCTACTGGTATATCTAATGTCTTTAATAAGTCATATATGTCTTTATGTTCCATATTAACCTCCATTTTGAATAGATTTCTCTACTCTTTTCTCATACTCTTTTATACACATCTCTTCTACTGGTTTTATGTGTACTTGAGGAGTAGTTACTCCACCATTTCTTTTTAAATGCGGCTTCTCCAATAAATGAGTTAATTGATAGTCAGTAGCATTATAAATAGTACTACTTCCACCATTATTCAATCTATCAGTTTTTGCTCTCCATCCTTTTCTATATTTACCAGTTCTTTTTGGAGATGTATTTCTTAATTCAGATACTCCTTCTTTTGCAACTATTTCTGCATCAGTTGTTATATCTCTTGAGATTTCTTTGGCATAGTTATTTAGTATCTTGTTAATATCTAGTATTGAGTTATTAGCCATTAATACCAATCTTCCTAGCACATACTAAAACAATGTCAAACTTATTTTTTGGATCAATAGTTCTTATTACCATATATCTCTCATTATTCCACTCTAATTCTTCTTCTCCATTGTAATTTAGTCT